ATGATGCGGTTCAGGTCTTACCTGCAACCCACTTAGATCCACCTGAGTTTGACTCCGCACACTGTCAAGCGGTCATCCTTTGGGACGAACCACTAGACCATACAAACGCACCAACGCAGGAACAGGTGGAACGCATGTTGCCATGGATTACCGACTGGTGCGTTATTCCCCCAATTACTTTTGACGATGACTAGGTTCTGTACGGCCCTCAGCCGTACACATAATTGGCTTACCACATTTGTCGAGCAAAAGTATTTCAACCTTGAGAACCATGACTAAAGGATTCCACCCATTGACTGAAGAGGATTTCTTAGAAGAGTTCTCATACCGAGGCCACAGCGCAGAAGCGAGTCTGGAACTCAGAGCTTTTGTCAATAACTTCAAAAGCTGCATGCGCCCACAGGAGAACAACTAATGCTTACTAGAAACTTCCACCAGCTACAAGCTGAAGTTGCAGCTCACGTCATAGCCGATCGCGTATCTCAGGGGAGCTACCAGACATGTTTCATCGGTTGTCTATCAATGCAGGAAGATGATCCTGAGTATATCGAGTGGGTGTACGGTATCCCGCTGATGATCAGCCGTATCGCGGAGTCGGTCTTCGAAGGACTGTCTGAAAGTGAAGCGCCTGAGTTCTTCGCTGCACTGCCAAGCGCGATTGAAACTGACGGGAAAGATCTGACGCGAGTCGGGTTCCAGTTTCTTGCTGCCGAGTTACGGGCATTGCCGCCGGTTCCCACTGACGTTCAAGCGGCGATTGACCCTGTGATCACAGGGCTGGACATATTGGCGGAAGGTAAGGAATGGCCAAGCGAGGCTGATGACAGGGCTGCTAGAACTGTTGCTACCTCTAGCAAAGTTAGATGGGCTGCTCTGGCCGCTGCCGGGGCTGCTAGGAATGCCATTACGTTTGCCGCCGCTGCTTGCTCCGCCCCACGAGCCGCACTAGCCCCCTACGCCGCCGCCAAGACCGCCGCACGAGCCGCCGACGAAGCCGCACGAGCCGCCGAAGCCGCCGAAGCCCACCAAGCCGTTGTTGCGCGACGGAGACAACGCGACACGTTGCTCCAGCTGATCAAAGAAGCCCCCGTCATCACCACACAAGAGGACTCATGATGACTGATTCTGTCAACTTTCCCGCGCACTACCAAAGCGCAAACGGCGTCGAATGTATTGAGGCAATCAAATCCGCAATGACATTCGATGAGTTTATCGGCTATCTGCGCGGCAATTGCATCAAGTACCTCTGGAGGTATCGCCAGAAAAATGGTGCTGAAGATCTCCGCAAAGCCAGATGGTACTTATGCCGCTTGATTTTGGAATTTGAAACCAGTCCTTATGATGATCCTCTTGCATGAATTGCCCAGACTGCAATCGGGCACCACAAAAAGGTGACCGCTGGGTCACTCAAACTAAACCTCGTTTTGAAGCAAGCGTGGTTAGAGGCCGCAAATGCCCGGCCTGTGGTTACAAATGGTTTACAGCTGAAGTCCCAATTATCTGCGACCTTGACTCCAGTGATAGGGTTGCAGACCTAGAGGTAATAGTCAAAAACCTCTTGCAAACCTCTTACGAAACTTTTCCTCTTTAATCATGTCTACACACCCATTCGATACAAGCAGCTTTGCAAGCGTAAAACTTAAGGACGTTCCAAGCTACTTGCAAAACGAAGCTGCAGATTACAATCTCCGGGTTGCGGCTTGGTTTGATAACTACGCTGTAAACGCTGCTCAGTTTGACGCTGCTATGGCTGATCAAGACAAGCGCTGGAAAATGCGTACCGCAGAAGGCTGGGAAGCCGATGAAGGTGGCTGGTACACACCCACTGGCATCAGTGAGCACGATTGGGAACACGACTACGGCAATCCTTTTCCTGAAGAGCCCGTCTGGGAAAACTACAAGGCGTTAAAGCGTTGCACTGCTGGTTGGCGTATTGACGACACCGGCTGGTACAGTCCCGAAGGCCAACACGAGTCCGAATGGACAGGCCCACTTCCTGAATACACACTTCTTTGAAGACCACCCATGTCTGACTACAACTTGTTTTTCGGTGTCGAGCACCTGCACAGGATCTCGACATCCATTTCTATCGCCTTCGATACGGAAACGCTCCAGCTGCAGCCTGAAATAGGCAAACTTCGACTGATCCAGCTCGGCTGCGAAGTCAGTAAAACCATTATCATCATTGACTGTTTTGAACTAGATACGGATGGCTGGGAAAAACTCCGCCTGTTCTTTACCAATGGTGAGCGTTACTGGCTAGCCCACAATGCAGTGTTTGACCTTGGTTGGCTTCAAGAACACGGCATCTATGTGCGGGGACGGAGAATTGGCTGCACCATGCTTGCCAGTAAGCTCCACCACAATGGAACGCCTAACCTCAGACACGGGCTAGCCCATGTGGCCAAGCGTGTCCTCAAAATTGAACTCGACAAGGAACAGCAGCGATCTGATTGGAGCGTTCCAGTCTTAAGTCAAGACCAATTGGTCTATGCCGCTAAAGATGTTGAGGTGCTGCTGCAGCTGGATTATCCACTTACAGTGGCGTTGCAAAATGCACGGCTTGCTGAAGCGTACGCATTAGAGTGCAAAGCACTTCCCGCTATGGCCCAGATGTGGCGTACCGGGCTTCCTTGGAACCGTTCTAGCCTTGAGCAGCTTTGTAATGATTACCAACACGATATTAATGCGCTCGGTAGAGACTTTTTACGGGAACTTGATAACGCGCTTCCGGCGGAACATAAGCTTCCAAGAGAAGCAGCAAATACTCAAAGACTTTCAAAGCTTCGAGACCTTGTCACACAAATGGGGCACGAAGACTCAGACTACGAAAATTGGTATGCGGAAATTGAAAAGATTGAAATGGCGCCGAAAGCGTTTAACCTCAGGCCAAAAGCTACGGGTGATGCTCGTCGTGGGACCAAGCTAGAAGCAGGCTTCAACTTAAGTAGTCCCAAGCAATTGTTAGAAAAGTTCACTGCACTTCTGGGAACAGTGCCGAAGGACAATAAAACAGGCAAGCCTAGTGCTAGTAGGGCAGCCCTTCAGGATTACGCTGCGGACCACCATGTCATACAGACCTATTTGGCATGGAAGAAAAGTGAAAAGCGTCGTCAAATGGCTGAAGGGATCCTTGAAAAGATGGACCCGGACGGCTTTGTACGTGCCAGCTACCTCCAGCTTGGTGCGGAGTCAGGCCGTATGTCCTGCATTAAACCCAACAACCAGCAGATTCCCCGTGATACGGAGTTTCGGCAATGTGTTGAGGCTCCTGATGGTTGGCTGCTTGTTGATGCGGATTTTGGGCAGATGGAACTTCGACTTGCTGCAGCAGTGGCGCAGGATGAAAAGATGACCAAGGCGTTCCAGGCTGGTGAAGACCTTCATACGGTCACTGCTGAAGCTATTGGCTGTACTCGCCAGATCGCGAAAAGCGCCAATTTTGGTTTGCTGTATGGGTCGGGAGCTAAAGGCTTGCGCAATTACGCTGCTAGCTCTGGCGTCACCATGACTGTGGAGGCTGCTGCAACAATTCGTAACCAATGGCTGGACACTTATGCAGGCGTAAAGCAGTGGCAAAACCAGAATGCTGCCGACGCATCAAAGACAGCAAGTAATCGGTGGGCCGAAATTCGTATTCCAGGTTCTGACATGCGTCGTTTCTTGCCAGGTGATATGAACCGCCTTACGGTAAGGTGCAACACTCCAATCCAAGGCGCTGGTGCGGCCATCCTTAAATGCGCTCTGGGCAACCTTTGGCCAAAGCTTTTAGAAGCTGGTGAACAGGAAGTAAAAATCGCAGGCTGCATCCACGATGAAATTCTCTTATTAGTTCGTGAAGATAAAGCACAGCATTGGGCGCTCCAGCTAAAACAAGTAATGGAGAGCGCCGAAGCTAAGTGGCTGGGAGACATTCCGCCTTTAGCTGAACCTTCTATAGGAAAGCGTTGGTCCGAAATCCATTAATAAGTAGTGCAGCATGGTCAGCATCTATCGCACAATT